CAGCAGAAACAGCTGGACGAGTTAGAACTACAAAAGGCACCACCGTTTTCATACAAGACTGTGATCAAAGCTCTGTTGATCAGCCCAATCCTCATGGGGTTTGCAATCATGAGAAGAAGCATTTGGACATTCCTGGCCAAGATCGTTCAAGATCTAAGGTTCGGAGCACAAGCGATAAGCGATCCCGCGTTCCTAGAACACGAGCCCCGCACCCGACGCCAGGTATGTATGTACCTCGTTCGAGGCGTGTTTGTGGGAACCGTATTGCTCGTGCTCGGGATTGCAGGACTCGTTCTTCTGTATATCTAGCGTCCCTGGGCAAGTGCCCAAACATCTCCAAAGCCGCTAGGCACGCGCTTCGGAGAAAATACCGACGCCTCACACGCGTGCAAGCTCATGTAAAGGATGAATCTTATCCTTTATATAAGCCTTGCCGATTAATCAACGCCCGTGAGGATTGGAGTAAATGCCAACTCGGCCCCATATTTTCTGCAATAGAACATGTGGTCTGCAAATTACCATGGTTCATTAAGTATGTTCCTGTCAGTGCCCGGCCCAGGGTCATCTCTGACAGGTTACGTACCCAAAAACCTAATTATGTTTGTACAGACTACACCTCTTTTGAAGCACATTTTTCAAAGCAGATCATGTGGGCAGTGGAAGAGCCACTTTATAAATTTATGACGAAGAATCTCCCTAAGGAGAGGCGTGATGAGTTTATGAATCTGTGGAAATCCGCAGTGTGCGGGGAGAACGAGATCAATGTGAATGATATGTTCACGGTCTTCCTAAACGCAACTCGTATGTCCGGAGAGATGAACACATCTCTAGGTAATGGGTGGAGCAATCTTGTGTTGTTCCTGTTCGCGATGCATGAAAAAGGTGCAACGTGGCAGGATATAATGCAGTTTAGTGGTTTTGTGGAAGGTGATGACGCGATATTTAACGTCAAACCTGAACATGCACCGACTACTGAACAAATGTACGATCTTGGTTTTAGGCTCAAGGTTGAAGTCGTTGAATCCCTCGAAGAGGCGTCGTTCTGCGGTCTCATCTTTGACCCTGATGAGCTTATATCAGTAACTGACCCTCTCAAGGTACTGATGAACATGGCTTGGTTGCCGCGCCGTTACAATGAGGCGTCACAGACCACAAGAATGGAGTTGCTTAAGGCGAAAGCCTTGAGTGCACTGTATCAGTACAATGGATGTCCACTCATAACCCCCTGCTGCACAAATATATTAGCTCAACTCAGCGGTGTTGAGTTTTCGAAAAAGTCATGGGACTCATTCGATGCTTACAGCAAAGATATATTTGAGCAAGCGAAACAGGACTTTAGTGTACGCGTGTCACTACCCAAAACACGCGAGCTGGTATCTCAACAATATGGTATCAGTCCATCATTACAATTCCAGATGGAGGAAATATTGCGCAATGTGAAAATCGGAGAGGATTTCACATTACCAATGCCCGATAACTATGACTTGTATGCACAGTGCTACGAGGATTATGTGTTATACCCCACCCTGCCCCACCCTAAAAGGTCTACCCAGTACCTCAACTTTTTGCGCGAGTTGTGTGTATTCTGTGGAGCAGAAGAACCCGCAGTCTTACCGGACACTACATCATAAGCCGGTTTATGGTGTACGCTGAACCCCCTTAAGATTGCCGAGCCACT